AATTGTATGAGGCATTTATCTATGATGGAAAATGTTATATGTTATACGATCTGAAAGAATATGATGAAACTGTTGAGCCGAATCAGCTACCTCAGTGTTGGGGGGAAATTATGGAGTATGATCCAAGTTACAATACATATGAATTACTGCCTTATGAATATGTTATTTATATGGGAGAAGTCTATTATCCCAAAATGAATGTAAACTCAGATGATGTGGTTATTGGTAAGAATTTAGTATTAGAAGATCCTCGAAACATGAATATTAAGAAGCATATGGTTCGAATATCATTGTACCATTTGACCAAAAACATCTCTCCTAACAATGTTTCCTCAATACGCATAGCCGATTATGAAGAATCATTGAAATGGTTGGAGTCAGCAAATAAACTGAAGATAAATCCTATGATTCCTAGAAAAGTAGACAAAACAGGTCAACAAATTACAGACTGGGGAGTAGCAACCTTCCAGAAGTCTTATGATCCTTATTTGAACCCCTGGCATATATAGAAGCAAGAAGGCTACCGTTATTGGTAGCCTTTGTTGTTTATACACCTTTCTTGTCATATAAAACATAGTCAATTACTTTGCGATTTATATTATCAATCCGACTCCAGTCTTGCTTTACATAGATGTCTGTCACAGGAAGAGAAGATTTATGATTCAAGCCTTTTGCTACATCTTCTAAATCGGCACCAATATCATTACGGGCAATCGTAGCCCATGAATGACGAGCCGAATAAAAAGACATTTCTTGAAAGTCCAAATAATCACGTAGAGCAACTATTCCCTGTCGAATTGCCGTTCTGAAGGATTTTTCTGTACTAAATCTCTCTCCAATACATAGCAGATAATCTCCTTTGCCAGGATACTTATATATTATCTCTAATGCTTCCGGTTCTAGTTTAATAGAAGTAAAAGCACGATCAGCTCTACGATTCATGGTTTTGGTTCTTTCAAATTCTAGCCTTCCATTTTTTATATCAGATTTCTTCATCGTCATAAAATCAATAGTGTTTGTTCCTCTAGTATAAAAAGACAACATAAACATATCCCTTATAAAATTAAGAAGTCTTCTTGATGGGTCCTTGTAATAAAGATCATCAGGAATAAATGCAATTTCTTTAATCATATTTGGAGACAAGGCTCTTTTTTTAGATATGGGTAAAGGAGGCATTTTATATCTTTCAAAGGGATTGTAAGGAATAACTATTTCACCGATTTCTGGATTATTGTATTTATTTCTAATTTTATTAATTGAAGCCTTAAAGTTAGTCATATAATTATGCACAGAAGCTGGAGCCATTCCTTCATTCTGTAAGAACATAGTAAAATCGTTCAGAAAGCGAAGCGTAACATCATTGATATTCAATGATCCAGTTTTTATGTATTTTATTAATGAAGAACGAGTGGTAAGATAATTAAATTTGGTATTTTCATTTTTTATTCCATTTGTAATATCTAATATTTCGGCAATAACGTCAACCTCGTATTTTTTCTCAGCATTGCATAACTCTGCTATCTGCTTAAGACTTTTGCATCCAATTAGATTGCGTAATTCCAATTCATTAATTCTAGCTTGAAACTTCACTACGATCTCATTGATAAGATTTAATGAACGACATCTTTTAATGGCCATATTTTTTGTTACTTCACTAGCACTCAAAACAATACCCGTATTATGCATATACGTTTGTCTGTCTTTGGTAAAGCAAATGTAACCAACATAAGATCCATCAGATCTTCTCTTACTCTTCTGAACACAAGGATTCAAGTAAATCATATTATAAATATTTAATTTTCAGCTGTTTGCCGAAAACACCTCAGAAGCCCTTTTCGGTTATTTTTCGGCAAACATACATCAATAAATTGACTATAATATGATAAAAACAAGGATCAAATTAACATGAAATGAAGATTGTTTTACAAATATTCACTGTAGTAGTTGTAAAGAATACAATATCTTAAATATCTGATAATCAAACGACGATAGGAAGATAGATATCATTCTCCTGAAAATTTTCGATACACTTGTAGTCATGCAAGATAACGTTGGTGTCGAGTACAAAATTCTTCTTTGCTCCCATGATCTTTCAATTTAAAGATTATCGCTTCTAAGTTAAAAACATTTTTGGAACTTGTTTGGTTTAAAACGGAAAATAAATGCACAAGACCAATTTATTCTTGTTTTGTGCGAATTTCGTAACCAGCTAAAAATCAGGAGTTAAACAAAATGCCTGAAGGTTGTCACGTCTTACGCACTCATATTCAATACTTTACACCACATCCTGCCTGAAGGCTGTCAATTCCCTACATTATATATAAGAATAAATAAAAAGGATTTTATTTTTTTGTAACCTTCCGGCTCTGAAAAAACAATTGTATTCAAACACAAAAACAATTGTATTTGCATTCAAAAACAGTTGTATTTGTAACTGAAAACAATTGTTTTTTTGAATAAAAGAAAAAAGTGCCCGTATGTGCCCGTTGAGTCCCGTTGGGAGCCATTGGGTTCTTTTATAAAATAGGCTTGCCTATCTTTGCATCGTATTCATTGGCAACGAAAGATTCATAAGATGCCGGGATAATTAATCTCGTTATGTATCTTTGTACCGAAGATCTGATTTTTAATAACAAAATAACCTAAGATGTATGATTTTTAATACTAAGAAACTCAA